GTATTAAAAATTATATGTTTTCTTGCTGAGTAGCGACTGGACTGACTCCTTCTAAGAGAATTTAATAAAACGAAAATGACGATCCAAGTTCAGAATTTGAATTGCTGTCCAGGACGTTTTGTTTGTGTTCATAAAATGACACTATTAATCATACTAATCATTTCTGCTGCTGTTACAGTCATTGATCAGTTATATCAAAAGTTGCCTTATGATGAGCAAACTAAGTACATCGTGTCTACCATTACTGATGGAATAAATGCTACGATTATATCTGTTATGGCTATATTGGGTTTGAATAATTTGAACAGAGTACGATACAGTAAACTGGATGAAAATGGTGTTTATTCTCAGGAGATGGTGACAATGAATGTGCAATCTGATGCTGCTAATAATAAAAAGCAACTAAAGAAGAAAGAGAATGAAGATGTTGATGAAGAGAAAGGATTATATCCAAATTTAAAATTGACTGAACCAACAGCCCCGATGATTCATAACTATATGTATGACCACAAAACACAACAAGCGTATCTGTTGACAGAACATCAAATTGAACAGATTAAACAGAACAGTGTTGACCCTAACAATACACCAAAGATTGAAGTGAGGAGTCAGTTCTAACTGTTTACTTTGCAGGAGAGGAGGTACCGAGTTCTGGGACTCACGTCCATCGCCACTTTACTTGGTTACAACCTCACGGTGTGACAAGGTGAAGCATGACCCATCTTCGTGTGCTAATGGTGTGTGCTGCTAATCGCTGGACTGCCGGAGGGAAACCGGCACAAGGCGTGGCCGCCACTGGCCGTTGATGATCATGTGGAACTGAGCTTTGCTCAGGCCGACTCACATTAAGTATAATTTAGAACTGAC